TGCGGATGATGCAGCAGCAGTAGCGGAACTTGCAGCAGCAGTAGCACTTGTAGCGGCAGCAGTTTGACTTGTCGTTGCCGATGCAGCATCTACTAATAAACTCCATTTAGCACTATCAGTATTAGTTGTTAGTGGCTGTGAGCCAGAAGATGTATGAGCTGTTAAGGCAATAAAAATATTATTGGTAGAAGTATCTTTTACTATATCTCTTTGTTGATAAGCTGTACTTGCACCCCAGTTACCTTTAACTGTTCCTAATTCTTGTGTAACAGATATTTCTCCAGAACTATCAAAAGCTAAAATTTTTGATGCACGATCCGTAGCACTTGTTGTAAAGTCTGTACTGGTCATTGTATTCGTTCTTGATAATTTTATAGAACGATCAACTTGCTCTTGTAAATCTTGACCAATAATTGTTAGTTTATCTAATGCACTTTCATGTGTTTCTGCTGGAAAAGGATCATTAGCAACATAATCAGTTGCTTGTGTCTTTGCTGTATTTCTTCGAAGTACAACAGTTTCCCCTGATGCTGGCGCAGTTACAAATACAATATTTCCACCGCTGGCGTTGCCAACATTTGTAATAGCATAGTTAGTTGATCCAGTACCCTCACTTTTTACAGTTTCCGTTCCAGTTGCAGATCGTACAATTACTTGTATATCTGTTGATGCTGGAATAAAAAAACCATAAGCAAATGTGGTTGTTGATCCATTTCCACTATACGAATTTTTCGTAGTCGTGCTAGAAATCGTCATGTCGTCCTCTAATGTTTTGGGAAATAAAAAAAACTAGACAGAAATATCTAGTTTATTGTTATTTCTTAAATTAAATGTCAATAATGTTCAACTAAATTATTTATTTAGTTTGGTAATCTATCTGGTGCTAATTCTCCTGGTTTCCACCAAAAACCACTTCCTTTTTGATATAATTTCTTATTATAACTTCGTAATCTTTTGTGATAATTTTTATCTAAGTTTTTACTTAGATGGTCAAATAAGTATCGTTGCATTACAAGTTTTGCATACCAAGGTTTAGGTGTCCAATTTTTAACTATTCGTTGTACTCGACCACCATAATTAACTTCTTCATTTTCATTAAATAAAGCTGTATTAACTGCACCTACACTTATTCCTAATAAATCAGCTATTAACGATACAACTGGACCAGATGCAAATAAACCAAATTCTCTTGCATCAGGATCGCCAAGTAATATATCGCCAACTGGTCCAAATGCACCACCACGCATTACTGCTTGTAACCAAAATTCTTTTGTATTTACATTTTGTAAATCACGACCATTCATTAAATCATACATTAAAGTAATAGTAGCACCAGTTAATGTCATTCCTCCTATTAATGTTGTTGCGTATTTTGCTTTGTTTAATTTGCCAGGTGGTACACTAAAGGCACGCATTAAATTATGAATAACTATATTTATTGGAAAACTTTTAAACATAAAAGCAGATAAAGCTAATTCACCACCAATAGTACCTCTTGGAATTGCAGAAGTTTTAGATTGAGATCGTAATGAATTAACAACAACAGAAAAATCTTGTTCCATTTGAACAAGGTCTTTTAACTTAAAAGAAATATTTAATGCTTCATCAGGATTAATATCTGTACGATTTGCTATTGCTTTAACATCAATAAATTTTAAATTACCTCTAGGGTTCCACATTTCTGTGGTACGAATAATATCCCAATCAGTTTTAGTTATGCCGTATTGTTCTAATAATTTTAAAGTTTTTCCGTAATCATTAAATTTACCTTTAGATAATCTAATTAAATCATCCATAGAATGTGTAACAAATTTTCCTAAACCATTTCCTGATAAAATATATTTACCAGCAGCATTTCTCGCTTGTTGTGTAAATCGTGAAACACCACCAAGTCGTAAAAAAGTAGTTGAAAACACTTTTGCTAATCCTCCACTATCCACTTCATCAACAAATCTTGACATCGCCATATTGTTTTGAATTAAATCGTCTAAAATTAAATGCAAATAAGCAGCTTCTTGGCGACCTCTTTTTCCTTTAAATTGTTCTTTTAAACTATTTAAAATAGCTTTCCATGGCGACCAACCTCGCATCGCTGCATTATTAAATGTTGTAGCGGTATCTCCAATTAAAACTGTTGGACCTGATCCTGACAATAAAGTACCAGTTGCAAAATGACGAACATTACTGCCAATTCTTGAACCTAATTGGTCTACACTTAAATGACCTCTACCTACAAATAAATCATATTCTACATCTGCTTTTTTAATTGTAGAATTAACTCTTGCTAATTCTGCTTGACGAGGAATGACACCAGCAAATTTTTTTCTGTTTATATTTTGTTTATCAAAAGCTGTTTCTTGTAAATATTTTTTTAATGAATTACGAACTACATTTGGTTTTGGTCCAAATATTTGTGTTTCAGCAATAGCTCTCGACATAACATCTAAATGTTCATACATAGATGTAACTGGATCATCACCAAACTTATCGTTATAAATATTCCAATTATCTGCATCTTTAAAAACTAAAAAACGATGTTCAGCAAATTTTTTTAATCCTGTTTTTTTTCCAACACCTAAACCATCAGTCCTTATGTTTCTATATGATGCTATTATTGCTTTATAAAATTCTTCTTCTGGCAAAACATCAAAAGTAAAACCAGTTTTATCATCAATCATTTTACTTTTATCTAACAAGTCTTTTATAAAATCATAATACTCATTAGGTTCTAATGCTTTGTCTTTTCCATTTACTTGTTTTCCCCTATTTAATTTTGATACATCATGTTTATTTGGTAATTTCCAATTAGGATCTTTAGCAACTACAACACCTTGTTTGGCTAACATTACTCTTGCTTTTTCAAATGCTTCTGACATTGATTTTGCCATAATTTCAGCACCTTTGTTTCCAGTTGATCCAGGCTCAAATAATTCACGAACAATTTTATCAGGCGATGCTCTTTTCCATTTACGAATTAATGGATTTGCGTATGCTTCCATTACTTCACTTAAATCTGATAATAACCATGAATAAATAGATCTATGACGTATTTCTAAATTTGTAGAAATAACTGGTCCGTCTTTTTTTCCATGCAAAGATCTAAAACCTTCGGCTTCATCTATTTCGCCATTATTGTTTTTATATTTACTAAGTTGATCTTTAAGCTCTGTAAATTTTTTTAAGGCAATAGCATTTTCAATAGCTTTCTTTTTAACTATTCTTTTATGTGCTAAAAATGTGGCATTACTTGCCGCTTTTTTTGCATCTATTTCTGACATTGTTTTGGAAAAAACTTCCAACTTATCATCAAACATATCTAGCAATTCTTTTTCTTTATCTTTGCTTAAAAGATTTTTTTTACCAGCAGCTATAATACATTCACGAAAACTAACCATTAAACATCCAATCCTTTACATTTACTTAATTCATCCAATGCTTTTTTCTCTGCCTGTATTTCTTCTTTAATATCTTTAGCTTTAACTGATTGAGTTACATTACCCTCATCATCCATCGCTAAAACAACATCGGCATTTTCATCAATAGATTTACTATCAAAGAAATCCATTACTTCATCAAAATTGTTATCATATGCTTCATCAAGATAATTCTCATCTTTATATAATTTTATTTCTTGATCATCGATTTTATTCGCAATTTTTTGTAATGCTATTTCAACATCTACATCAGACATTGAAAAAGGATCATAACCAGCACTTTCTAACATATCAATTTGTTGATCTCTTGCACTAACATTCATGTCAAATTCAGCCAATTCTTGTGCATGTCTTGGGTGGGAAGGGTTTTCGCTAATTAAATCAAGCACATCATTAATTGATACATCATCAACACCCTCTGGTTTTGGCGGTAGCCAACCATCTTCCCTGGCTTTTGTAACTAGATCATCTAAAGAATAACCACCCTTTTTAGTAAATCCTAAAATTGATTTATCAAGAATAGCTCGTACATCGCCAATATTATAATCATCTGATTTAATTTTATTTTTACGCAACCAGTTTAAAAATCTTTCTACCTTTGGCTCTTTAGGTGCTTCTAAACTTGATGGTAATTTTTGACTATCAGCTAATTGTTTTTGTAATTTTTTTAATTCTTTTTTATTTTTATTTATTTCTTTTTGTAAAGTTTTTGCTGGTTGTAAATTTTCTTTTTTTAATCCAATAGGTACATTATCCTCTTGCATTAAAACAAGAGATTCTTCCCTAGCTGCAATCTCTGCTTGTTTATTTATTATTTCTTGTTCTAAATCAGGTTGCTTAACTTCTACATCAGGACCATCAGTAACATCAATTTTTTCATCTACTGCTGCTTGTTCATGTGCTTTTTTTGTATTAGCAGAATGTTGTCGTTGTCCAGCAGCGGTATTTTTATAAGGATTTTGATTTGCTTCTATAACAGCTTGTTTTAAATTATACGATGCTGCTTGATAATCAGGATTGTTTTTTACAACATCTGGTAATTCTTCAAATATATCTAATAAATCTTTGTCATTAATTTTTGATAAAACAATATGTAAAGGTTGTTTTTTAAATCCAGGATTTTGATCTAATAATTGGTTTAATTTTTTTCCAATAAATCGTTGTGGAAAATATTTTTTACTTATCATTTCATCAACAGAAAGATAAGTTGGCTTTACTCCTTTAATACCTCTAGCAGCGGCACGAAATAATCCTAAAGTTGCTGGAGCAAAAACTGCACCACCAGCACCAGCCATTAAAGTATTCATTAACCCTTGGTCAAATCCGTAGGATAAGCCAAGTTGTTTTCTATAAGGTTGAACAGCAGATTGTATAATCCCCATTCTTCCCATTTCTAATGTACCCTCCATTATAGCTGTTTTAACCATCGCACCACCTAGGGAACGAGGAACAGAATATGCAAAAGATAATGGTAAGGTTTGTAAGAAAAACGGATCGGTCATATAACTTAAAGCAGCTGCTGCTGTACTACTCCCATATTTTTCCATAAATGTACGATCAGCTCGCTTCATTTGAGAAATTAAAAATTCATTTGTCTGTGCCTTTTGACTTCTTTCGTCTATAAAATAATTTAAGTCTTTAAATTCTGCATTAGGATTAGAGTTTTTAATTTTTTCAACTTCTTTATTCCACCACTCAACTTGTTCTTTGTAACTAGAAATAGATGTGTTGCCAGCTCCTTTTTTTTTCTGCCTATCAACTAAATAATACATAAAAGTATTAAGTTTACTTTTACCAGCGATTTCTTCTCGCATATCGTCAATAAGAGGATTAGGTAATGTAATACCAAATTGATCTTCTATTTCTTGATTTGCTTTATCGTAACTATCAAGCAACCCATAATAATTAGAATTGATATGTTCAGTTTCTAATAAATGATTAAATTCTGCACCAAAACTTGATGACATTTGAGAAGGTAACAATTCTCCTTTACCAAAATTAGATTTAATGCGTTTTGATTTTAACGCACTATTGGTGTCATATAAGTTCATTGTTTAAAATTTATATCTGTTGTTATTTTATTAAGATCAAAAATAAATAAATCATCTGTACCAGGGTAATGTAAATAATCAGGATTTTCTTCTGTTGTTGGATTTAGTAATGCTAATAAATATTTACCTGGTTCAATTTGATCCCAATAATATGGCATACTACCAACTTCTACCCCCATTACTTCTATTGGTTGTCCAAAAACATTTGCCGCATTAATTATTACTTCTTCTCTATTTTCTGAATCTACATATGGCGAGGAAACAGGTAAGACACCTTGACCTCCAGCTTTTATTAATAAATCATCGGTCATTTGATTTTGCATAACTATACTTAATTCATCATCTTCTAAAAATTCTGTACCGTATAAATCTCCTTTTCTTATGCGAGTAAAATTTGATGGTAAAACAATACGATTACCATTCCATTCTGCTGTACCACCAGAAACTAATGTATCGCCATCATATTTTGCACCAAAAGATTCATTAATAATTTTTTGAATTTTATCTTCGTTATTAGCAATAAACATTGTTACATCAGATTTTATTTCTTCAAAATTTGCTGATAACCAACCTTCATCTAATGCTCTATTAATAATAACATTTTCAATGGCTGCTAATTTTGTGTCCATGGATGCAATATTATCAACTAAGCTATCGCCAATACTATTAACAATAATTTCTCCGTAAGCAGCATTGTTTTTAAAATTAGGAACAAGATTAGCTGATTGTACTCTTTTATGACCTTGTGCAATATCCAAAGCAAATCCAATATTACCATTTAATACATGACCGCCAATTTCTGCCATCGCTGGAGCTTCTTTATTTATTTGAGAAAAAACATCAATCGCATGAACACCAAAAGAATCAGTAATCATTGTTGCTAAATCTAATAATTGATTTGCATCAGCATTAGCAAAAGCATTTTTAAATTGTAATGCTTCTGATTTTGTTAAAAATTGTGGTACTTCTAGTCCATAATGATTTTGCACATATAATGCTTGGTCAATTCTTTTTTCAATAGAATCATACATTTCTCTTTCATTAGGAGGTACATTATTATTATCAGAATAAAAATTTAAAGGATCTAATGAATCATCAGAATAAATAGAATTACGTTTTGAATTATTACCTAACACATCATTTTTTTGAGCTAGATTTAATGCATCTTCTTTTTTTTGTGTTTTAAGATTTGCATGAATAGATTTAAAAATTTCTAATTTTTTAACATCAGCATCAGAAATAAATTCTTGTGTAGATTGTTGGTTTTCAATATCAGCGATTGTCTGTTCTTGTTGTATTTCAGGAAATCGTTTAAATTGATCAACCTGATCCACCATGTCAATTAAAATTTGTATGTCATTAGACAGCATTGGATCAATAGGTGTTTTTGTAATAGGATCAATGAGTTGATCGGCTTGTAACTTTAATGTTTCTAAATATTCTAAATTACCACGACTTACTTTTTCTAATATTGTTTCTTGTGAATTTAATTCAGATCGTATTTTTGTAGCAACAGAATTTAAAGAAGTAACAATTCCTTTATTTATTTTTGTAACTTCTGCATCAGCTTTGATAGCAAAACTTGTTATTTGGTCATTACTTAATCTATCTTCCCAATATCCTTGTTCTAATAAATTTAACCATTTTTGTGGATTTGCATTTTCGCCATCAATCATTAAATTTGATTCCATACCAAATAATTTATTTTTTATTTCATCAATTTTAAATCCTTCTGAACCTTGAACAAGCAAACCATTATTTGACATTTCATATACTATGCCATTATTACCTAGTAATCGTTCTAATGTATGTTGTGATTTAATAGGATTATTAGAAAAATTATAATCGTAAATTAATTGTTCAATTTCTTTTTCGTAAGTATTATTTGAAACATTAAGTAAATTTGTATTAATAGTGTGATCTACATCAATAGCTTCTCTTGTAATCCATTGTTGAAATTCGGATAAAGCAATTTGTTTACTTTTATCATCAATTTGTAAATCATTAAAAATCATACCAAGTATAACTTCTGATTCTGATCTAAAATTTTCTTTATCTTCTATATTACTCGATGATGCTAAACTATATTTTAATTCATTAATTTTTGGATATAGAGCTTGCATAACAGCTTGAACATTATTTTTGCGTGATAAAGCAATAGATGCTGTTTCCCAATTTAGTTTAGCTTGTGTTTCAAGTTCTTGTGATTTAATTTTTAAATCTTCATCAATTTTATATTTTTGAAAATTATAATCTTTATCAATTTTATATAATTCATTTTCAATATTTTTTTGATTTTGTAAATTTTTATTATTAAAATCTAATTCTTGATTTAATTTTTGATTAGCAAAAGATAAATCACTTTCATATTTTTTAAAAGCAAGAGATTGTAAATTATTTGCTGTTTGTGCAATTTGTAAAAAAGGTAATTGTGCAGCTTGACTAATATTAGGAGCTTGTACAGCAACACCAGGTAAATTTTTTTGTGTTATTCCTTCTCCTCTGTACACAGGTATTTGAGCCATTACTAAAGTCCTCCAAATTCATTTGCATATTGTAAACCAAGATCAAACTTTTTATTAATCATAGCACTTGAATTTGTGTTTATTGCATCAAGAATATTAATGTTATTTTGATTTAAGGTATCAATAATAAGTTTTTGATTTGCCGCATTGTTTTTAATTAAGTTTGCTGTGTTAGCCGCATTAGTTTTAATTAGTTCTGCTTGCTTAGCTGCTTGACTTGTTATTAGTGTTTGTGTTGCATATGCACCAACCATTGTACCAAAAGCACTAATGTAAGATTGTGTACGTTGCTGTCTTGCCTGGTACATCGCCATTTGACCTTGATATTGTGATGCAATCGCTTGTTCTTTGTAATTATAAGATTCCGTTGCCGCATTGTAAGTAATATTCATGCGTGTTAATTCTGCTTGTTCAGCTTGTGATTTTAAAACTTCCATTGGTGTACCCTCGCCAATTTTTACACCAGCTTTCATGTATGCAATTTCTGTTTGTGCTTCGGAAGTAGCAAAATTTTTATCAAAAACTTTTATATTGTTTTCGCCTATACGATATGCTTCGTCTGCTTTCATTCGGTACATTGCAGCATTTCGTTCAGATACGGATTGTTGGTAACGACCAGCAGCCATAGCCGCTTGACCACCTAGTAAAGTTGCTCCAGCACTAACACCAGCAGCTACGATTGGTAATGGAGCCATTATTTTACCCTCGCAAATCTATAATAATCTTCGTTGTTTTGATATTTTTTCATTAATCCCTCATTCGTCATTCCAAGCCATTTGCCAAAACGATGACCTAAAATAAAATCTTTTTTTATTGCTGTTTGTAATCGTACTACTTTGTATTCTTTAATTAAGACTTCCATGCCTTTTTTTATAATTCTTGCACCACCAAATTGATTTTGCCAAATTAAATGTGATGCCATTACCCACCCCTCATAAACACCATCCCAAATAGGAATAATACCTCCTGAACAAATAATTTCATTATTTCTACAAGCTGTAAAAGACATATCTTTAACTTCTAATCCGTTTAAATGACTATGCCACGCTTCATCTATTTCCGTTAAAGGATCATTCATCATGGATGTAACCATGTGATGTGCGTGTTCTTTTTTAAATTCGATTAAATGTAAATTAGCCGTCATTAACAGTTATGCGAGGATAAGCTGAAATTAAAGTTAATGGTAATGGTTGCGTTTGTCGAACATACACAAATCCATCGGTATTGAAATCATCACTAAACTCAATTTGTTTATCGCCAGTAAAAAGAGGAACGGCTTGATCCATCGCTGCTGCACTAGACCTAAATGGTATTCTTTCCATATTATTTAAATCAGGTCCAACTTCAACACCCACAGTTTCATGTAAACGTAATGTAACTTCATGGATGCGTTTGTCTTTAGATTGCGATGTGCCACCTTCTCCTTGTAATTCTACTCGCATAGTTTGTAGTAAAGAAGTGTAAGATAATCCTATATGTACTTTTGTTGATGATCTATCTAATGTTATTGCACCACCACTAACAGTTTTGTTAGGATGTGTTGCTCCATTAGCTAATATAGTTACTGATTGTCCTTCTAAGTGATCTAATCCAGTTATACTTGTTGTTGCTCCACCAGAATAAGTAAGACCACTATCAACATAAAAACCATCATTTTGATCTGTGCCATAATCAAATAAAGTTAAATATTCTACATAACGTCTTGTAGCTCCATTAATAGTGCGTTTTACAATCATGTAAAATTCATCTTCATTACTATCGGTAGGAATACTAGCAACACTTTCAACAACAGCTTGATCACTTCCAAAAACACCACCAAGAATATGACGATGCCAACCCATAACACTCTCTGATCTTGCGTAAGTAAAACCTAACAATGTACCATCACCACGAACACACCATAATATACTGTCTGGCTCTTGTTGGTATGCCATTTCAGTAATACCATTCTCTGTAATATGCTCTGCTAACAATGTCATATCTGTTGCTTGATATTGATCAATGTTTAAGTTGTATGTAAGCTCTCGTAACTTTCTTTTTGCTCGTTGCAAAAACATGGTAACATTTTCAATTTGAACTGCATCAACATTAGCTGATCCATAACTAGATTGTTTTTGTATTTGCACATTTGTTGGAGTTATTGGTTGTGTAGTACCTGATGCACTTACAACAAATTCGCCACCTACTGTACCAACAATTAATGATCGTTGAGCTGACATATACCTAATAGCATTAACTTTATTTGACGCTATTGTATAAACCATCGCATCTGTATCATTACTCCCAGTAGTAAAATTTTCTAATGCTCCTGATTTACTAAACCATATGGATTGAGGATTATCATTAGATCCAGCAAACACTAATCGTTGTTCAAAAAAAGTTACACTACTTGGATATTTATTACTCGCATTATTTACTGTTGGCGATGGAGAACCACTTAATGTAGGCGATGATATAGACCAACTTGTATGTCCTGATCTTGTTAACTTTCTGACAGCATAACTTGGATGCACTAAGTACATTGTGTCTGCTGATTGTGCAAATTTTACTGATGGTATATCTGCCGTTACATAAGGCGATGCTATTTCATAAATTTTATTAGCTATACCACCAGAAGAATAAGCGGTGTAAGACGATGAATTAATATCTGTGCCATCAACAGTTTGTAATTCAAAAGTATTTGTTGTTTTATCGGCAACCTTAAATGTTTTACCATTTAATTCTGTCATTCCTACTACGCCAGAAATAATAACATGATCGCCATTAGAATATCCATGACTACTAGATGTAATAACAATAGGATTAGCTTGTGTAGCTGCTGTAATAGTTTTGTTACTTTCCGTTATAATTCCATTGTCTTTAAAAAATCGTATGTATTCATTTCCTAATTCTAAAATATACGTTTGCGTTGTTGAAAATTCAAAAGGAATTAATCTTGTTTGTGCCGAACTTGTTTTTACTTCATGGACAAATTTTGTACCTGGTCGCCTAGATGCTGCACCATGAGGATGCACAACCATATTTTCTAATGTTTTTGTACCATTAAAATATTTACCTAAATCTGTACGACCATCTAATCGTGGCGATAATTCGCCAGCCGTAAAATTGGTAAAGGCAACAGTTGTTTTAGCCATTAATACCTCGAATTAATAAATGTACTTGAATCTAATTTATCAGATGTACCTTCTGTTGCATCAACAAAACGAGCTTCTCGTAATTTTTCATTATACAATTCATATAATTGTCCAGCTAAAGATGTTGAAGAAGTGATTGCATAACATAATTCTGCTGCTAATTTAGATGCGATTGTTTCAATTAATAATGTATCGTATTCATTTGGATCTGTTACTTTAGAAATATAAATTAAATAAATAGTTGCTTCATCAGTTAATAATTTTCGTTGTTCAATTTTAAATTTCATTCCAGCATCTAAATCAGATGATGTGCCGTCATGATATCCGCCTACTTTTAAAACACGCAAACAATCAGATGGTAATGTATATTGCTTTGTATATTCATGTGTTGGCGTGTCTGTATCAGCCGCTAATTCAACACGCTTAATTAAACAATTCCATGTGTGTGATCTAAATATTCCATCACGCACAGATTCATAGCGTTGGTTTAACAACCTTGCGTTTTTACTATCCTCGGTCAAGGATGTAATATTACTTCCTCCCAACATATTTAATGCGGAGTTACAAATTTCTACTTCTGATGCCATTTATTTTTTCTTTTTTGGAAACCCAGCTTTCATATTTGCATATGATTTTGAGCTTATTGTTGATTTTGATTTTGGTCTTGATGTACCAGCTTTTTTTCTTGCGTTTATATTTGCGTATAATCCTTTTTTAGCCATTGTTTCTCCTATGAAAAAAAAGGGGGATTCAAAAATCCCCCCATAGTATTTATTGAGTATAGTAAACCCAACAGAATATTGTTCCTGTGATGGATGCACCACCAGTAGTAATAATAATATCTGTTTGTGAACTTACTTTGTTAGCCAAACCTGTTACAGTTGCTATTGGCGCGCCTGTTGACGAACCAGCTTGCATTGATTGAGTTTGTCCTCCAGCATTCCAGGTTCCAGTTGCAGCGATGAATAAATCATCATCAGCAGCAGTACCTACTTTTAAAGTAGATGAACCGCCTAGAGCATCACATTTCAAGACTACATCATGGATCGTAGATCCAGCTGGTATTCTTGCAATAGTAATGTCAGAACCACTTGCTAAAGAAGATGCTTCGTAAGTATCATGCCATACCATCATTGGAGATAGATTACCGCCATCAGAATTAACCGCTGGTACAGCATCTAAGTTAGTTATCGCACTTGATTTAACACTAGCCATAATTTAACCCTCCTATGCTTCATGACAAGGAATCTGAACAACTTTTTCCTCTTCCATTCGAGTTGCACCAACTGACATACAGTAGTACACCTGAGTAGAGTATGATTTATCATCTCTCTCAGATATTCTTGCTGTAACATCCTTGCCAATGGCAAGTTTGATAGCATCTTTTGTGAAAGCAAAAACTAATCTGTCGTCAGTATTACTTGCATCGAAGCTCAATCTGTTTGACATAATAAATTTAAACCCTAGGAAAGAATCAATTTGACCTTGTGCTAAAGCTTTAACTGTATTGAAGTCTGAAGATTTTACTTCTGTTGTGTTAAGCAAATCACTTATTTGAGTTGCTCCGCATACGATATATCTCGCTATGCTTGGATCTACATCAGCTAAATCCATTTTCTTCTTTGCATCTAATAATTTAGCAACAGTTAAACCATCAGATTGGTTTGATGTTGAAAATTTTTGTGTGCTTGGAAGTGCTACGGATGTTGCTCCTGTTTCTCCTGAATAAGCGTTTCCACCTAAAGCTGTGATGATCACATCATCAATACTTCTACCCATCGCATTAGCCGCAGCTTTTGCATAGCTAGATGTAGGATCAATTAACATTCTTACTTTGTCAGCATCATCTATAAGATCTGCCCACTCGTAGTCTGCTAAACTAACTCTACGCCTAGAATGTGGAGTATCAATTTGTGGAGTCGAAGCGTGGCGAGAAGTTCTCACTTGTGCAGCGACAGAACCTATTTGTTCAAAATATGCATTTTTCCCAGTAATAGATTCCACATCAACAGCTTCACGCAAACGGCTACCCATTTGTTGTGAAAGCATTTGTACATTAGAACCATACTGCTGTACAAAAGCTGTTGTAATTTGATTAGACATAATGTCCTCCTATTCAAATTAAGGTTAAAATTTCGATGAATTATCTACCAAGTAGGTTCGTCTGCATTTTACAACTGTTAGTTGCTCTACTATTCAGATGGTCAAGAAGGATGCTTTCGCACTACCCTTCTAAATTCGGATGTATCATGTTTTGTAAATCAGCTACTTCTTTAACAGCAGCATCATGACCTGGATGATCTTTTATCCAATACGGATGATTTAGATCTCCCATGATTTTTGACACTTCTTTTTGTGCTTCACTAGGTGTAAATCCACCACTCTCTGTTTGATCTGTACCTAAATTATCCTCTGAAAAATTATCAGATAATTTACTAAGAGCTTTAATAAAGCCAGGATGATTTAATATATCACTACCATCTTGTAGTTTTACATCTTTTAAATCATCAACAAAAAATTTACTAAACACAGTATTGGCTTGATTAACTTTTTTATCATAAGCTAAACCAAATTCTTTTCGTAATTCTTGTTCAGAATTAAGTTTATTTAATTCTGCTTGTTTTTGCATTTCTTCATTTCCTTGGCTTTCTAAATTACCATAGTAATCTAGTATTCCTTGCACTTGTTGGGGTAACATTCCTAACTTATGTGCATGAGAAACAAAACTTTTAACTGGTTGCGGATCTGCTCCTTCTTGTAAAGTATAATTAATATTATAATCATCAGGTGTTTCTGGCACACCTAACTTAGAAAAAGTTTGTTTCCAATCATCTTCGGTAAAATTTTTATTTGGTACTGGCATTTTATCTGCACCTACCATTCGCTGTGCATGAACATAACTTTTTGCTAGTTGTCCAGCGTCTTTAAAGTTTTGTAACGATGCATCTGCTCGTATATCTTCTGGTAAGGTATCAATAAATGATGTTTCTTGTGGTTGTTCGTTTATTGTTGTTTCAGATTGCACTTCTGGTGCAGTTGTCTGTTCTTCCATTTATTTTTTCTCCGTTGGTTGTGGTTTTAACATTGTTTTAATCCACAAAGTAACTGCTCGCATCCCTTCTAAATTTGCCGATTTATAAGGATCATTATCAAAAGTTGATGTGTGAATACCTGTTCTATTTTCTAAATCAGCTAAAACTAAAGCACCCTCTTTGGTGCTAAAGGTAATTTGATATGCTTGTCGTAATTCTTTTAAAAATTTTTCTTGTTCATTAGCCATTCAATTCCTTTAATAGCGGTGCTGCTCTACCTCCAGCTTCTGCCATCTGTGATGCTTGATTTAGTTCGGCTTGTTGCTGTTGAGCTTGCTGTTGTTGTTGTCTTATGCTCGCAACTTCTTGATCAGATCGTAAAATTTTTCTAGGAACACCCAATACATCTGTAATGTGTTTAACAAGTTTATCTGAATCTAGGTAATCCATAACTGGCATCATTTGTGATAATGGTGTTATAATTTCCAATGAACGTAATATTGCTTGAACATCCCCAGTTTTTTGTGATCTTGCTAATGGCGATACATACTCAATATCAACAGTTTGACCTTGTAACGCTATTGGCGGTTCAGGTAATAATTGTTTTCTAAGTAAAATATTAAAACATCGTGTAATTAAAGGTTGCAACATTTCTGCTTGTAGTCTGCCTAATACTGGCGACAACAATCTCATCTTTTCCTCATTACGCTGCATAACTTCGGTAGCTGTCATTCGTACATCTTGCGACATTAATAATTGATCCACAAAGTATGCTTGGCGTATTGCTGTTCTTCGTTGATCTTCTAAGTTTAACCCAACTGGTGTATTTGCACCAATGTTTAATGGTTCAATTCTATCTCTTGTACCAGATCTATAATAATTTAATCCCCCTGGCTGTGTTCTAACTGGTAAAACAAAACTATCATCAGGAACAAGTAAAGGTGGATC